CTTGAGCTAGTACAGTTGCATCCCATACATAATCAATAAAGCGACGAGCCTGCTCTGGAAGCAGAATACCGCCTGGCGTACCAGATGGATTTACTGCGTTTGGTCCAGAAGTAAGTCCAAAGTTTGCAGTTGCAATGTTACCCATTACATCTGTTGGAGAAAGATTTCCAAGTGGTCCCTGTGCTACTGCACCGCCGATGCCGCCTGAAACTGCAACGCCGTCACCTGTTGGATGATTAAAAGACTTTTGAATATCTGTGTTATTTTGTTCTGACATATTGTTCACCTCCTAGTGATTTTGTTTTAGTTAAATAGGTCGGAATTTTTGAGGAAACGTCCGCCCCATAGGGATTTCTGAATCACTTTAGGTGATTCCTGTACAATCTCGCCGAGATCGCCAGACTTGCGGAAAGCGGTATCTGCAACTACGGCATCTACGGTCTTTCCAAATTCATTAAAGCTTCCCTTAACTTCCTTAACTTCCTCTGTTACGGATTCAAGAGACTTTGTAATTGCATCAACATTGGCTTGCATAGCCTTTACTGTTGCTGCAAGATCGCTCAAGGCATTAGTTACAGAGTTCTGAATTTCAGAAACTGCTTTGGCAACTTCTGCTGTTGCTGACGCAACCTCAATAATTGCTTCATCAGCTTTCTCTGTTACTTCTTCAATAGAAGGAGCACTACCCTCTTCAACAACTGCATCTGACTTTTCTGCTACAACTTCTTCTGTAACTTCTAGTGACTTTGCAACTGCCTCTGCTGGAGCCTCTGGAGCAACCTCAACTTCATTAACTTCTGGAGTTGCTTCTGCAACTACTTCTGTATTTTCTGTCATAGGATTATCCTCCTTTGCTATCTTAATTGTTCTAATGCCTTTTGCACTATCAACTAAGAACTTTATCATTGTGGTTTTTTCTGAATCATTCTTTTCAACAAATCCAATGTTTTTCATTTCTTCACCAGATACTGGGCTTACTTCTGTTTCGTTCTCAGAAATAGTAACAATGCCAGACTCTGAATCCCAGAATACATTTTCAACAATTGTGTTTGCTGATGATCCTGTGATTGTATCTACACCGTCAACTTTTTCAACTGACATAATATTTGCGAACTGATTAGCAGGGGAATCAACAAGACTCAACTCTATCAAATCATATTCTTTAATAATTCTAATTGGCTTATCTGCCTTTTCGTCATAACCATCGTCCCACTTATTCATTCGTCCCCCAATAGAAAAACCAGTATAAGTTCCGTCTAGAACCTTTTCCCAGGCATCTTGTGCGCCCTTTGAAATGTAAGCTGAAACAAATACTCCTTTGTAGAACTTCTTTGTTTCTGGATCAAAATACTTTTCTTCTTTAAATGAAACCATCTTACCAATTGCAGATGGCTGGTGCATCTCTCTAATATTTCCACGGAACTTAGCAAAAGCATCCATAGAAGCTTCAGTGGTTACAATGTCGTCTTGCTTATCTAGGTTATCCAAAGATGCAAAACCAGAGACAATTCTACGTCCTTCATCAACCTTTGTAAGAGGCATAGATAGACGAACGTGGTCGCCAGTGGTTGTCCAATGTGCTTTATTTATATTCATGACGATTCTATTATACCAAACCTTTTTATGCTTTTCTCAATTATTGAGACGCTCTGCCTTCACCCTGTGGATTTCGTCCTGTTGTAGTTGCAGTACCATCAGATTGGCTATTGGTTCTTTCTGAATCTCTTTGTCTGTTCCCCGCAAGATTTGCAGCAGCATCTGTTGCTTGTCTTGGAGACATGATAAATGGAGTATCTCCATCTGGATGTTGAGGAAGTCCAATTGCTTCACGAGCCTCATTTGGCATCATTACCTGAGTCTTAACATAACGCTCAAGGATCTGTGACTGAGTAATTTCATCTGTGAGTGTAAGCTCATTAAATCTTAACTCAAGTATGTCTGTCTTTTCCTTGATGATTTTGCTAATAACCTTATTTAGATGACCCTGTGCAGGACGTGAAACTTGTTCCTTGAATGTACGATCTTGTGCAATAGAGGCTGCAATTGCTGCTGAATCTGTACCGCCAAGTTTAGAAATTGGGACCTGATGAGCAACAAGAATATCGTCACGATTTTGCTTGCGGTACTCCTTGAATGAACCATCTTGAATACCATTCTCAATTGGTTCCATCTTAAACTCAACCTTGTTTTGATCTGTATCTCCAGGAAGTGGGATGTACAGAGTTCTGTGTGACTGAGCCTTAAGGCCTGTCTGCAAGAAGCGGAACATCTTATCTTCTGCTTCGTTAGAAAGCTTTGCTCCCTTTAATGTTACAACATAACGTGGAACAGCCTTGTTCTCAAAGTAGTCAATGTTGTACTGTGATGCAAGCTGATCTCCAACTAAAGATGGAAGTGCTGCAACAATATCTGGAAGTCCATAATATGTATTTAGTGGAGAGTATTCCTTGATGTGAATAATCTCATTTGGACGTGGATCTGCTGTTACTGGATTTGTATTCTTTGCTCCAAAGTTTCTGAAGTAAACAACTTTTTGTCCAATGATCTGCATGTAGCCATCTAGCAAACGGCGGATACGAATGGTAGCTGAAGGAATATGTCCAATATAACCAATCTCTCCATTTACAGTACGACCTACTTCAATGTATCCATTTCCAGTAGATTCAATATCTGTGTAAACCTTTTCCATTGTCTTTGTAAATGAATCATCGTCGTTTAGACCTTCAAGCCAGTCACGCATTTCAAGTTTCATTCTTTCAATACGCTTACGTGCTTTATCTGTAGCGCCTTGTTCTTTACCTTCAAATGAAAGCATTGTGCGGTCTGTTACTTCAAAGGAATATCCAAGTCCAACAATGTTTGCAACCTTTGCATCAATAGCAGCATGGTTAGCAAATGAAGTGTCATAGAAGTTTGCAAGTTCGTATAGGTTGTATGGAGGTGTGATTACATCAAATAGTCCGTAACCATTTCTGTATACCGTTCCAGGATTGATCTGCTTTGATGAAGCATCAACACCTGTTGGAGTTGCGTTAGCTGAGTCAAGGTATGCTGGGCTATTTACATCTACACTAGATATTTGTCCAGATGTATAGTCTGCCTTACCAATATTTCTTGTTGTTCTACGACGAAAGTTTTGATCTAGTCCAGAATAATCTTTTAGTGAATCCCATGTTTTATTAAAAGGGTCTTGCTCTTTAAAAACATTAGGCTTTTCATCCTGGGTATTTAAACTTGCAGAAATGTATGTGTAATCAATATCTTCATTCATCAAAAGCCTCTCTTCCAGCAACGTTCAATGTATCCTGTGCTGCTTTCCATGCCCCAAGGTCATTCATTGAAGGAATTAAACCACTAGACATTCTATCAGCTTGCTCTGAATGCTCTTCATCAGAAATACGTGTTAGTCCAGGAACAAATACTGCTTCACCATCACCTGGATCACCATAGTGCTTTGCTGCACTTTTAAGTTCCGCAATTTTAGTAAAGTCGTTACGCATTGACTCAATGTTTAAAACGTTACCGCTACCGTCAGTAAACCACTTTCCAGTTGACTTCTTGTATACATAAAGCCCCCAGTCATAGTTCTTTTCAATGACCTTTTTACGGACATTTCCTACAATAGGCAGACCAGTCTTTTGATTAATTAATGGATTATTTGCTGTAGTCATAACCACAAGTATACCATAAAAGTGTTAAAGTGAACAGTGCGTTACCATTAATACAGTTTAATCTCACATGCGTCTGTGGAGCAGTAGCTCTCTCCTTCAGCCTCAAGATTTTCTATACCATCATAAATAGCAGACCAATCAATCTTGCCAATTGTTCCTACGTATGAGTTGTATTGCTCTCTTGAGATCTCGCTATAAGGTTGCTGTGGATAAACCTTGTCTCCCATTGGCAAGAAGGATACAGCCTTTAGCTGACCTTCGTACATGTTCAATGCTGGAGCAACAAACTTCTTCTCAGTCTCCTTGTCAAATGATAGTGTTACAGAAACACCATTATCTGACCAGTACTTTTGAGCAGTTGCTGCTAGACCAATCTTTTCAAATAGGCTAACTTGTTTTTCAGAACGCTTGTGTCCTGAAGCAACTGGGAAGTATACTACTTGGGTATTTGCTGATACTAGATCTGCTTCAATTTTATACCCTGCAGCTTTGAAAAGGTGAAGCATTGGATCAGTGTTTCCAAAACGAATTGCACGTAGGTAAAATTCTCCACCAGGTCCCCAGTGAACTCCAGGTGTAGCACCAGAAAGAAGTGATACAGATCCTGATGGCTTAACTGTTGTTACACGAACTGATTCACGAACACATAGCCACTCTGAGTACTTGTGATCGTAGTGACGAATCTTTTCATAGCCTTCGTCCATCCATTCACGGGTTGTTGGAAGACCATATGTATCTGCAAATGATGCAATACCTGTCAAAGATGTTCCAATACGACGGTTTCTTTGCATGATACCGTTTGTTACTGGCCAATGTGTTGGCATCAGAGTAACGGTCTTTCCATAAAGATACGCAAACTTCAATGTCTTGAGGAAGTCCTCCTTAGACTCATGACGATTTAAGTGCACTTCTACAAGTGTACATAATTCATATGACTCTAATGGCTGCTCCGCACAAGGATTGAATCCCATAATACGGGAATCCTTATAGTCTGGCGCATCTTTCAATCTACCATATTCTCTTGCAACATCAAGCCAAATAAAACCTGGCTCTCCGTTATCAGCAATTAAATCTACATAGTCTTCATACTTTGTTCCAACTGTTGCTGAGATAGAGTTATTTGACATCCATGCCCAACCTGGCTTTTCTGGATCATATGAGTTACGCTCTGGAAATACTTCTGGGTTCTTGAGATTAATAAAACCATCATCTTCTGCTGTGCCAAGTGCAAGGGTAGCAGAACGACGAACATTGCCTGATACCACACATGTACCAATAAGGTTAACAATATCTACAATAGCACGGCTATCCAAGAACTCTCCTGCTCTAGAGCCTATTACATTGCGAATGCGTGTATGGAGATCAATAAGTGGTGCTGGACCGCTAGCAACGCCTCCAAAGCCCTTAATAGGGGCTCCTAGAGGACGGATAAGGTCATAGTTGAAAAGCTGAATTGACTGATTCTGGCGTAGGAACGAGTTAATCAACATACGAACTGATTCAACCCAACCTTCACGAGTATCAGGAATTTCATATGTTGCTTCTGGCTCTGTAGGTGCATAGATTGCCATCTTCTTGTCTTGTCCAAGGGTATCAAATCCAACTCCAATACCCAGCATTAATGCATCCATTACCCATGCAAATAATGCACCAGGGTCGTTGCGGTCAATGTCTCTAGTTGACACCATTGCACAATTTTGAAGAGATGAAGAGTTGCGCTTCTCCATGGTCATATGGGTTCCAAATGCCCAAAGACCACGACCTGGAGGTGTCCACTTTAATTCAAACATTCTTTGGAAAGCTTCTTGTGCAGACTTCTGTGCCTTGTTATCATTCCATGGTAGGCGGTTATCTTTAGCATGGTTTTTTTGTACTGAGTACATACCCTCAATTACACGACGACAAACTTCATGCCAGCGCTCTTTAGTTCCATCTTCCTTGACACGAGAATAAGTGCGAATAAAAGTAATCTCTCCAAGTGAGTTAGATCCTGCATCTGAGAATCCAAACGGTGCTGGAGTGAACTGATACTTGCTCACAAAGTCTTCTGATAGACGGAACGAAAATACGCTTTCTGACATTTTATATACCTTTCAAAGTAAAAATAGATGAGTACTTCTGATTTTGCGAAGTAGTACCTAAGTATAACACAATTATTTAATGGTTTCAAGCGTAAAACAAAAAGGCTATACCTAATGTTAAGGTATAGCACTTTAAAATTACTAAAGTAGTTACTTAAAAATTATCTATAAGATTTTCTATTCCAGTTTTCATCTCTATAAGAGTCTGGAAATTCTTTTTGAAAAAGCGTTGTATCTGGGTATTTCTGCACATATTCATATGCATCATATATCTCATGGGTAAATTCATCTCTTTTAAACGGTATAACCTGAACCATTGGTGTACCGCCTTCAATTGTACCTTCAAAATCTGGATCTGTAAGTGTAAAAGGAAAATTAATGGCAAAATCAAAAGTATCCGTATCTACAATTGCTGGGAGTATTGAAAATTTTGCCTCTCTATGCATTGGTGGTAAAAATAAACATGAATATCCTGGATCAGTTCTAATTATCCATGGGTTTATAAACTTTGGCAAACCAACTTTGTGGATATTGTTATGTGGATAATCTTGTGCCTGTGATAAAGGGTGGGTTTCAATTGGAGCCATTTGATCCCAACTAAAAGCCATTGCATACCCATCTTTAGCTTGAGTTTTAAAAACTTCAATATTTCCTGGAACCTTTAAAATATACCCAGCCGTCATAGAATCAAAAACTGGAATGCATTTTTTTATAGTTCCATTTGTTTCAAGAGACTCTAACATCTTGTTTGTTTTAACTGTACTTTTTATACTTTTTGTATTTCCATCAAGATATGAAACAGCATCTTTATACCAAAATGGTATATTTTTTGATGCTGGTTCTGGAAGATGCGCTTGTATAAACCCCGATTTATTAATAAACTGAATCATGCTAAATAATATGTTGTTATGCTGGTGGTGTAGCAGGAATCATAAGTAATTCATCAGATCCGCCATCTTCATCAGTAACAACATCAGCTGGCATAATTGGAAAAGACCCTTCTCTTACTGTAGGTGCAGGTGTAAAAGTTTGTGTTTCTGGATCATATGTTGCGTTTGTTGTTATAGAGTTAACATCTTCATGGTCTGTAACATCCATTACAACTGGATTGCTTAAAAAAATTGCAGCAAGTCTGTTATCTGTATGTATAACATCTGCAACAATGTTGTCTATAATAAATGCAACCTTTACTGGTGGCATTTCGTGATCATGCTGTGCCATTTTACTTTTTCTCCTCTTTATAAGATATTACTTCTTGATTCCATTTTCCCAATGGACAAGATGCATTTGGAAGCTTTGTTTTTAGCTTCATTATACACCCACATTCTTTGCACTGTGTGGTTGCTTTAATAAATCTTGGACATCCTTCGCATATTGCAAGTCTTTCTGCTGCAATAATTGTTTCAACACGACCTACATTTTTATTAAATAGATCCCACGGCCTTGCTGGTTTATTATTTTCCATTTTTACTCCCCCTAAATACATTGTACACTATTATGCCACAGTCACATTCAAATTGTCAACATATGAACCTTGTGCATATGGTGAGCTTGACTTTATGACTCCGACTCTGGTACCTTTAGTAGGGGAAGAAGGTGTATAGCTGCTGCTTACTACAGCAGATCCACCCTTACCTGCTGCGCTGTAGCCTGTATAACTAATTGTATCTCCAGATGTACTGATTGCTAACGAACGTGTAGGGTTTATGCTTGAAGCATATGTGTTTGAGTGCTGTATTCCGTTTTGATTTGCAATTTTAATATCTGATGTATAGTTTGTTGTGTAGTTTGTATTTGTTACGTTTGTAGCATTTACTGTACAGCTACCATTTAGACAATCTGAAATATACCAATCATAGGAGCAATTATTATTTAATGTATTCTGTTGTGAGGCGGTGAGGTTACAGGTATTTCTATATGCAAATAAATTGTAGTTTCCAGCACAATAGCCCCAAACTTCTACGCTTGTACAAGATCTACTACACCATCCAGCAGGAAGAGATTGAAATGCATATGTTCCACCAGGATTTGGTCCAGTACAACTTGTTGTTGATCCTGTTGTAACTGCGCTTGAATAGCTAGGATATATTCCCCACCAAGAGTTTGCATCAGTTACCCAGAAAGAAAGTCCAACTCCGCCTTGATCTGCATACATGTCTGCTTGAGCATTTGATATTGTAGATGATGCAAGTGGAACAGTAGCTATAGAGTTTCCTGCATCACTAGAGTATGCCATGCTGGAATCAACAGAGAAATTACCACGTTGTGTTGACCAAGTAGATATTCCGTCTGAAGAAGTTCCTAGTGCACCGTTTCCTCTATTAAATGAATCAGATACGGTCATAATAGATGTCGTGGTTGAGTTAGAGGCTGATGAATAAGAACTAGTACCGTTTGCATTTATAGCAGCAACACTATATGTGTAGGTGGTGCCTGGTGCTAAACTAGCTACAGTAATTGGTGAAGATGATCCAGTTCCTGTTAAGCTAGATGGACTAGACAATACAGAGTAAGAAGAAATTTCTTTTCCACCATTAGCATTTGCTGTAAATGGAACTGATACTGAAAATACTCCAACAGCTGGTGATGTAACTGTTCCAACTGATGGGGCTTGTGGAACTGTTGTAGCTGTTACAGAAGAAGATTCGCTTGATGAAATAGATGTTCCATTAGCATTTGTTGCAGTAATTGTAAAGGTGTATGATGTATTTGATGATAATCCACCAACAACAATAGGGCTTGATGCTCCAGACCCAGTATGTCCTGAGTTGCTTGTTACTGTATATGATGTTATTGATGAACCGCCAGTAAATGCTGGTGCATTAAATGCAACTGATACAGCACCATTATTAAACGCTCTATTTGTTCCAACATCTGTTACTGATGTAATAGATGGTGCGTCTGGTACATCTTGTGATAGGCTAAATGTTCTATCTACGTAGTTACCGCCAGAGTCTGTGACTCTCACTACAGCGGTGAAAGGTGTCAAGCTATTTGCGGTAGCAGTACCAGAAAATACACCTGTTGATGTATTAAATGTAATACCTGATGGAAGATTAGATGAAACTACTGAGTATGTTACAGATGATCCACCGTCAGCATCTGTTCCTGCAATAGACTGAGAGAATGATGCATTCTTCTTATATTTATTAAGAGTAACAGGTGTTACCCAAGTTGGTGCATTACCAGCAGTTGTAGAATTTGAAAGCTTGTTAACATTAGTTCTAGTAGGAGAAGCTACTCCAGGATTTGAAAGTTCAATTGTGTATGGTGCATACTCTGGTGGAAGGTCATCTGGACGTGTAACAATAAGCTCTGTTGAATTTGATCTTACAATGCTTTTTGCTGATCTTGCAACGCTATCTGTTCCCTTAAAAACTACTTCAATATTTGCTGCAAAGTTCTTTCCAGCAATTGTTGTCGTATTGTCTTGGTTTGGAAGATCTGAAGTTGATGTAGAAGTAATGAGTGGAGCAGCACCTAGATCGCTAGTACTGTCTGCATCAAGAGAGTATACATTTTTATATGTAAAGCTTAAAGTATCATTATTTCCAATACCGTAAACTACTACAACATTGAATGCTTTTGTAGCTGTAACTGTTGCAGATGCAGCTGAGGCATTGACGCTACCCGCATTTGTTCCATCCGTTGCTATAAGGTATACATCGTATGCTGTATCTCCAAGAGATGATGATACTAAATATGTACCAGCTGGGAATGTTTGGGCTAGAGGGCTTCTTCTGTGCCCTGAAGATCCAGTATTAACAATAAAATCATTGCCCCCAGCCTCTGATGTGCCTGAGCTTGAACTTGCTGCAGGTATCTGTTGAATAGCCATTATCTATTATCCTATTCTTCGTCTGCAGAATCAATAAAAACCATTTTAGTAAATGTACCAGTTGCTGAGTCATATAGGTCTCCAGGTAAATACTCTGGTTCTCCATCTGCTCCTGTAACATTGAGTACCGTTGGATTAGCCAAAAGAATATTTGACAATCTTTCGTCGGTATGTAGGATATCTACAATTTCTCCATTTACTACAAAAGCAACCTTTACTGGTGGCAATGTGTTTTCGCTCATTTTATTTCCTCCTTATAGGTAATAATATTTTTCATTAGATTACTGTTACGCTAAAGTTATCTACAGAAGAACCTTGGTTTGATCCGCCATCGCCCTTATATACTCCAACTCCCCGACCCTTAGTTGCACCTGTTGCTGTATATGTTCCACTGTGTAGTAGACCACTTTTATTTGCATTAGAATAAACTGAGTATGTGATTACATCTCCAGCAGTTGAAACTGCTAGTGATCCAGCAGATGAGTATGAAGAGCTATTTGTATTGTATTGAGTATTTACTAATACTCCTGTGTTATTAACTAGTCTAAAGTTAGAGTTGTAGTTTGTAGTACTAACAGTTACGTAGGTACTTGTGCAACTATAATATGTAACTGGTCCAGTACAATTACCAGTGTCATATCCTCCGACACTGCCACAAAGAGAAGTTTTTTGTGAAGAAGTTGTTGTACAACCAGTTCTTAGAAAATAATAAGGACCATTTCCATCATTACACATCATCTCTACTTCATATCTTGCTGATGTAGTTTGTCCACCACAGCAGCTTGCAGAATAGCCACCTGCAGTTAATCCAGAACTTCCGCCTGTGCAACTCTGAGCTGAACTAGAAGTAGTTGAATAGTATGTTGTTGTTGCATACCAAGAACCAGCACTAGTTACCCAAAATGATAGACCTACCCCACCAGTATTTAATGTGTCTACTTGAAGATTTGAAATATTTGTTGTAGCAGCTGTTACTGTAGCAATTGCGTTTGTTCCTGTTGAGTCTCCACTTGTTGCTTGTGAACCATTGGCTGACCATGTACCCTGGATATTTGTCCAAACAGTTGCTTTATTGCTTGTGCTTCCAAGGTTTCCGCTTGTTGATCTATCAAATGTATCAGTATCTACAGATACAAGGTTTTGAATAGTAAATGCTCTATCAACAAAGTTTCCACCTGCATCTGTTGCACGAATTGTAAATGGATAGGCACCAAAACTTGAAGAAGATGTTCCAGTAATTGCTCCAGTACTTGCATTCAATGAAATTCCTGTTGGAAGTGCTCCAGATGCTACAGAATATGTTATTGCGCTTCCTGCATCAGCATCTGTTGCTGCAACAGTATGTGAGTACGCTGAATCCTTAACAAATATAGTAGATAAATCTCCTGCGCTGGTTGTCCATACGGGGATAGATCCTGCGCTAATGCTTCCAAGTTTATTTAAATTAGTTGACGTTGGAGATGAAATACCTGGGTTTGCTACAGCCATTGTATATGGCTGATATGAGTTTGGCATATCGTCTGGTCTCGTTACCGTCAAAGATGTAGAAGAGTTTCTTACAACTGTTTTAGCATTTCTTGCAACATTATCAGAGCCAGTAAATGTAACTGTAGCATCTGAAGCAAAGTTTTTACCTGTTACAGTGGTTGTATCATCTGCTTTTGCAAGGGTAGATGTGCTTAGAGATACAATTCTTGGACCTACTGAAACAAGGGAAGTGCTATCTGCTGAGGGTGCAAAAACATATTTAAAGGTAAAGTTAAATGTATCATTGTTGCTTGTTCCATAAATAACGGCTGTATTAAATGCTTGACTGGCAGTTATAGTTGTTTGTGCTGTTGTGGAGTTTACTGATCCCGCAGCAGATCCATCTGATGTAACCAAATAAATATCATAAGAAGTATCTCCAAGAGATGAAACAATAACATAGTCTCCAGCAGGAAAATCTTTTGACAGTGTAACTGTTGTATTTCCAGATGTTCCAGTATTGATTAAAAAATCATTGCCCACAGCGGCTGATGTTCCTGAGCTTGAACTTGCTGCAGGTATCTGTTGGATTCCCATATACTTCTCCTTTTATTAGTTCTATTAATTAAACAATAAAGATTTTTTAATTATGAAAGTTCAATGCCGCTAAGGTGAAAGTTAACTGTTGTAGCTGATGCTCCACCAGTAATTGTATTAGTTGTATTAAGTACTTGCTTTAGATCAATGCTTGTAATGCTGTTAGCTGCTACTGCTACCGTTGTTGCAACGGCAGTTCCAGCAATTGCTAGTGTAAATGTTCCAGCTGATGCAGCGGTATTTGTGACAATAATATTTGTCAATACCGTTGTTGTTGAAGATGGTGTTGTATACAGGACTGTTGCTGTATTTGTTGTAGCTGCTCCACGAAAGAGTGCCTTAGTTGTTGTAGCCATTAGTTCCTACCTCCTAGGTATGTTAGTTTTACAAAGCGCCCATCAAGATGAGTGCCAATTCGTCAAGCAAACTTCCTGGACCATTTGCAGCAGATAGATTAATATCTCCTGATGCAGTTACTGTTCCAGTAAGTGTTGGTGCTGTTAAAGTTAAGCCAGCAACTGTTGTTACTGTTGCACCTGAAGCAATTGAAGTTGAACCAATAGTTGGTGCTGAGTATCCTTCTACAGTACCCCAAGAAGTTGAAGTTCCATCTGTTGTAAGGTACTTGCCTGAATTGCCAGACTGTGCAGCAACTAGATCAGTTCCGTTATACTTTAGTGTCTTGCCTGAAGCAAGATTGATATGTTCTGATGAAGTCCAAGCATCTGTAGCGTCAACCCAGTTAAATGTCTTATCTGTTGCACCCTTAAGTGTGATACCGCCACCGTCAGCAGTTGTATCAGAAGGAGTTGCTACATCTCCAAGAACAACATTCTTATCATCTACTGAAAGAGTGGTTGAATTAATTGTTGTAGTTGTTCCGTTTACAGTTAAATCTCCAGAAAGAGTAAGTGCTGCTGCATTTACTGTTCCCGTGAATGTTGGGCTTGCTAGTGGAGCCTTGAGATCTAGTGCCGTTTGAGTAGCAGTTGAAACTGGCTTGTTAGCGTCTGATGTATTATCAACATTTCCAAGACCAACGTGTGTTGCTGTAACACCAGAAACAGTACCTGTAAAGGTAGGAGAGGCTAGTGGAGCCTTAAGATCAAGCGCTGTTTGAGTAGCGGTTGATACTGGCTTATTTGCATCTGTTGTATTGTCTACGTTAGCAAGACCTACATCAGACTTTGTAATACCAGTTGGAGTATTGATTACTGGAGATGTTAATGTCTTATTTGTAAAAGTTTGTGTACCAGTTAATGTTGCTACTGTATCATCAATATCAAATGCTTCAGTTGCAACGTTCCATGTAATTCCAACTCCACCTTGGCCAGTTTGGTCAATTGTTGCGTTACCAACTGCAGTTGTTACATAGTCTTTTGTTGCTAATTCGTTTGTATCTGCAATACCGTGGATACTTGTGGTATCTGAAGCGTGAGTTGATAAATCAGAAGTTGAAGCCTTAAGATCAAGAGCAGTTTGAGTTGCTGTAGAAACTGGCTTGTTAGCATCTGAAGTATTATCTACGTTGCCAAGACCTACGTGAGACTTTGTTACACCTGAAACAGTTCCTGTAAAGGTTGGAGAATCAAGACCTGCAATTACAGAGTAGTTTGTTCCATCAGTTGTAAACTCCCACTTATCAGTAGACTCATTCCAGCGAACTTGAACTGAGCTTGAGTCTCCACGCATAATTCTTAGTCCAGCATTTTCTGTTGGAGTACCAGTAGTAAAGTTGCTGTTTAGGTCAATAATATTATCGGCTAAAGAGATTGTTTCGGTGTTAACAGTTGTACTTGTTCCACTGATTGTTAGATTTCCACCAACAACAAGGTTTCCACTTACTTCTGCATTATCATTAAGGTAAACTTTTCCTGTACCGTTTGCAGTTATAGATAAATCTGTATTTGCTGTTTTGCTGCTAATTGTGTCAGTATTGATTGCACCGCCAAATGTAACTGCATTGCCATCAGCACTTGATATATTGGTTGCTGCTTGCATAACCAATGGGCCCTTGATATTTATATTACCAGTCCCTGTTGGGTCTAATTCAATATTACCAGCGCCGCTTGTTCGTAGTCCTAAGTTTTCGTCAACATCAGCAGAAACAACAATTGCTCCTGATACATCTTGAAGAACCTTTTGTCCATTAACATATAAAGATCCTGGACCAACATAGATATCCTTGAACATTCTTGTAGGAGAACCTAGGTCATATGTATTATCTACAGAAGGAATAATGTGCCCAGTTGCGCTAACAGCTGGAAGTACTACTGTACCAGTAAATGTAGGTGAAGCAAGTGGTGCGTAAGTTGTTGCAGCTGTTGCTGAAGCAAGTTTAAGGTCAAGAGCTGTTTGAGTAGCAGTTGAAACAGGCTTATTAGCGTCTGTTGTATTATCAACATTGCCAAGACCAACATCTCCCTTTACTAGTCCTGCTGGAGTAGTAATGGTCTTATTAGTTAGGGTTTGTGTGCCAGTTGTTGTAACCAATAGGCTTGTATCTGCAATACCGTGAATAGCTGTTGTATCATTTTGGTGGTTAGTTAAATTTGTGGCAACTGTTGTAAAGAAGGCTGGATCATCACCAATTGCAGCTGCAAGTTCATCAAGAGAGTTAAGAAGTCCTGGAGCGCCAGCAATTGTTGTATTAAGATCAACGAAGTAAGAAAGGTTAATCCAGTGATTTACTCCATCACCAATCTTAAACTTGTTAGTATCTGATTCCCAGCCAATTTCGCCAGGGTTTAGTACTGGACCGTTACCTGAGTTTGTAGAGATCCACTGTGCTGCAGTACCTCTACGCTGTTGCATTCTTGTTGCCATTTACTAATCTCCTTTGGTGATGTAATAGTATTATATCAGATAATTAGTTGAAATTATCTATTGATGTGCCGCCATCCCATGTGTTTTCCCATGTGGTGTCGCTATAACTTCCTGCGCTTACAAGTACTCCTGGCTCATCATAAGATCCTCCAGCAACAAAGGTACTAACAATTAAGCCAGTACCATCAATTGCAGTATCATGTATGTGGTCTTGTAAAGATTCTGCATCTTCTAGGGTTGCAACTGCAATCCAAGTTGCATTAAGATACATATGTATTCTCTTTGTTACAGAATCAATGAAGAGTTGTCCTTCTATAGGACTTGTTGGAAATGTGCTTCCAACTGGAATAGCACCTGAACCAGATGCTGCATCAACATAAGCTTTTGTTGCTGCGTGTGAAGACTCTGTTGGTGTTGCTACTGTTACTGTACCACCAAAAGATCCACCAAGGACAACGGCTAAGCCATTCTTTACTTTAAAGTCTTTATTAACCGTTGCCACTTGATGTCTCCTTTAATTAGATTAAGCTAGCAGTGTTCCTACAACAGAAACTGTTGAAGAGTTGTTAGCAGTTGTTACTAATAGTTGTACGTTTGCTCCTGAGATACCCGCTGAGATAGTCATTGTTGCACCATTTGTTCCAATTGTGCCGTATTCAGTAATTGCAATGTTGTCTGAAGTATCAAGTGTCAAAAGAACCTTTGATATTTCTGTGTGTGTTCCGTAAGCAGTTTTTACCAAGAACTCTGCTGAGCGATAGGTTGCTTTAGGAAAAGCATATGCTACGTTTGAAGCACTTGCTGTTGGTACAACAAGTGTTGCTGCAACCTGCTTAGCAAGTGAGTTAATCTCAACTGTTGTAAATGAACGAGCTGTTCCATCTACCGCAGTACGAGCACGAGCATCTGTAAAGTAAAGGTTTGTACCTTCTGCAAGGTTAGTTGTTGTAGAATCTGCTACACCGTTTTCTGCGGTAATAACAAGACCTGAACCTGAACCAGTGATTGTGATGTTTGAAAGTGTTGCACCAGTCAAAAGTTCTGCTGCTGCAGTCTTAGCACGAGCAGATGTGTGATAAAGGTTTGTACCTTCTGCAAGATCAGTTGTTGTAGAATCAGCAACACCGTTTTCTGCGGTAATTGTTAGATTATCTGATCCGTCCTTTGTAATTGTGATATTTGTCTTAGTAGCATTGGCAAGAAGAGTTGCTGCTTCTGCCTTTGCACGGGCAGCGGTGTAATACAGGTTTGTATTTTCTGCTACATCTGCTGTTGTAAGTGCATCTGCGTATGCAATTGCTGCTGCTTCTGCTGCATCAGCTTCTGCCTTAGCAAACGCTGTAGTTGCAACCTGAGTTGTATTAGTGTTTGCTGCTGCAGTTGGTGCAGTTGGTGTTCCAGTAAGTGCTGGAGAAGCAAGTGGAGCCTTAAGACCAAGATCTGTTGTAAGACCATCAATCTTAGACTGAGCGATTGCTGCTGATGCGTTAATATCTGCATCTACAATTGTTCCATCAGCAATCTTGGCTGATGTAATTGCTGAATCAGCAATATCTGCTGTTGCAATTGTTCCATCTAGAATCATTCCAGAAGTAACAGTTCCTGAAGGAAGTGTTACTGTACCTGTAAATGTTGGGGAATTAATTGGAGCCTTTGTTCCTATTGATGTAGCAATAGTTGTAGCAAAGTTTGGATCATCTGCAAGTGCATCTGACAATTCTCCAAGTGTATTTAATGCTTCTGCTGCTGTTCCTACAAGGTTTGCTACTGCTTGTCCTACGAATGCTGTTGTAGCAACCTGAGTTGTATTTGTTCCTGCAGTTGCTGTAGGAGCAGTAGGTGTACCTGTTAGTGCTGGTGATGCAAGTGGTGCCTTTGCATCAAGTGCTGTTTGTGTAGCGCTTGATACTGGCTTGTCAGCATCTGCGGTGTTGTCTACGTTTCCAAGTCCAACCATTGACTTTGTAATACCAGAAACTGTACCTGTGAAGGTTGGTGATGCAGTAGGAGCCTTAGTATCAATCTGTGTTTGAATTGCAGATGTTACTCCGTCTACATAGTTAAGTTCTGTTGTTGAGAGTGTTGCACCATCAAGAATATTAAGCTCTGTAGCAGTTGCTGTAACTGCGACATCTTCATTAATCTTTGGTAATGTTAGTGTCTTGTTTGTAAGAGTCTGAGTATTTGTTGTTCCAACTACCGCACCAGTTGCACCGTGTGCTTCTGTTGCTCCTGTGTGAGTTGTAAGATCTGATCCAGCAGCCTTATTGTTTAATTGAGTTTGGATTGCTGAAGTTACACCATCAACAAAGTTAAGCTCTGCTGTTGAAACAGTTGCTCCATCAAGAATGTTAAGTTCTGCTGCTGTAGCAGTTACTCCTGTTAGGTCTGTTGGAGCAATGCTAATGTTAGCACTACCATCAAATGATTGACCAGCAATTGTTCTTGCTGTAGCAAGTGTTGTTGCTGTGCTTGCATTGCCAGTTAAATTACCAGTTACGTTACCTGTTAAGGCAGCTGTAATTGTTCCAGCAGCGAAGTTTCCTGAACCATCACGCTTTACAACAGTGTTTATTGTATTTGCTGATGTTGCAGTTCCACCAATAAGACCAACGATATATTCTTGGTCTGCTGTGCTCCTTGTAAGTATGCTAAAGTTGTTTACTGTTGCTGTGGTGCCTTCAACAACAAGACCATACTTAATTTTAAAATCTTTTGTTACTGTTGCCATTTTTTATCTCCTTGTTGGTTATGCTTTTAATCCCATGCGAGCAAATCGCAGGGTTATAGGCGTAATTCCCCCTACTGGAGTCACAGTTAGATTAACTGTATTTCCAGCCCTAGAGACGCTAATGGTGCCAATATTCCCATCGGTGTCTATTGTTCCGTATTCGCTGACGTTTACATTTGTACCGTCAACCAAAATTGTCATTTCAGTAGCATAGAACTTATTGTCCCCTGCTGATGTCTTCTTAATTGAAATTAAGTACTTTACCATGCGCCATGTAGTCGCATCAAAGTTATCAAATACAGTTGCATTTTGAATATCGCTAATTGTATTTTCATTATTTCCAGTTGTTCCAAGATCCGTTGCCTGTGCAGCAGTTGAATCAATTAGATTTTCGTAATCCGTCTGTGTTGGACGATCACCTGTCTGGAATGTGGTCTTGACTGTGGCTAATGGTAGTTTTGACATATGCCCATTATATCACATTTATATTAAAGTATGTAGTTGCTAAAACCAATAATTTGCAACGGGATAGGTGGAACATTAGTTGTACCACCAGCCTCAATACGTATTGCTGTTAATCTAATTCTAAAGGGTAGTACAGAGTTAATTACAACATTTTTTGCTGGTGCGCTTATAGATGTTTTGATTGAAAAATCTTCTTCAATTCTTTTTGTAAATACTGGCTTTTTTTCGTAGATCTTAATAGAAGCCATTATGCTGTCACATCTTCAAGGACAATAAGTTTGCCTTGAGCTACCGTCCAAACTATTGCGTCTGCTGGTAACGAAACCTCAATATCAAAAATATCATTTGTCCGTAGTGTTGCAGTTTGTGCTGCTGATAAAGAAACAGTAAACTCTCCATCTAGATCATCAGCATCTTGAGTTGGAATCAATGTTAAAAGAAGTGTTGCTGTGTCTGTAATTACTCCAGAAACAACTGGTGTTGTGGTAGGACGCTTGATTTGCATAGAAATACTCCAGTCAGGAATTTCCAACGGTACCTTTGCATCATCTGTTAAATAAACCTTAAATGCTGCACTATCTCCCTTAACAAATGTCCAATTGACAAATGGTGGAGCTTCGCCTATATCGTATGTGGATGCTTGTCCTCTATATGTAGCCATAGTCTTTCTATTATACCACTTGAAAAACGCAATTATAACAATTTAATAAAAATATCATCAAAAGTTGCTTTTTGGATAATTTGCATGTTATACTTAATACATGCTACTAACAGGTAGCATCTTTAGTCTCTAGGAGGTTATTATTATGAGAAGAGATAAAAAGGTTTGGATTGGAATCCTTGCACTACTTGGTTTGGTTGCTCCATTTAGCAACGCTGCCAATGCTTTAAGTACCGAAAATAATCTAAGTAAAACAGCAGTATCTGAACCTACAACCGCCAAGGCGGTTTTTTTGGTTTCTAAGCCTAAAAGTCTTGTTGCTGTAAAGAAGAACCTAAATGTTCTTCATAAGTATCAAGATGCAGTTAGTCTTACAGATCGTCAGCTGAAGGAACTTTTGTATGCCGTTGGTTTCCGTGGACAAGGCCTTGTAAAGGCTTGGGCGGTAGCTAAGAAAGAGTCTAATGGTCGTCCCTTAGCTTTTAACGGTAATGTAAAAACTGGAGATAACTCTTACGGTATGTTCCAGATCAACATGCTTGGCATGTTAAAAGAAGGACGCAAAGAAAAGTTTGGTATTAATTTTAATAGCGAACTATTGAACCCTGTCATTAATGCACAGGTCGCCTATCATATGAGCAACGGTGGAAAAAACTGGTCTGCTTGGCATGGAATTACACCAAAGACAAAAGTATGGATGTCTAAATTCCCAGCTTAATTTGTATATAAAAATACCCCCTTGGTTTTTAGCCTTGGGGGTTTTTTATTTTAAAAGTTATTCAGATACCATTTCCCAATTACAAGTTTCTTCATTAAGAATCCATGTGACTTCTTTTAAAAAGACACCAGTTTCTGGATTTATAATTGTGGTTGAAGGCATAGGAGGTATAAAAGCATCTTTTTGCTCATCATAAGTAGAACCTATACCTGCAAAATTTTTTCTAAATCCTGGTTCTGATGTTTCTTCGTTTGTTTCAGGATTTACTCTTTTGCCATTTCTTGCGTTATATGAAGTCTTAATCCATCTTCCGCCCAAATTGTCAATCAACCACTGGTATCCTTCGTCTGGATCGTCATTTGATCCTACTGTTACTTGTGTAACAATGTTGTTTTCATCAATCTCTGCCC